AGAATTGCCACCCCTACTTTCCATGTATTCCAGATGTTCTGTTTCGTTAAGAGTTTGAGCAAAATGTTCCTCCATCAAATAGATGTGTACTGGACCGCGTAACCCTAATGACTCTCTCAAATGCAACACACTTAAGAATGCGAAGTAAGGTGCCCGAGCAATCTCCTCAAGAACCCAGAAACGTTGGTAATCACGTCCTTTATAAAGAAAGTCAATGATCGCTACTGTGATGTCTAAAGTCAATTTGTTAAAAGTGTTCATCATCTTCATCTGTATCCTCATATAAAGGACAAGGTTCTTCAAATAAATGTTGCATCCTCAGTTGCTTGATTCTTTCTCTGAGTCCTTTATAGAACTCTCTCTTTTCATCCTTGTTCATTCAACATGTACAGTACCGATCATACCTGCACCCTTGTGGGGGGCACACCAATAAGTATAGTCACCCGGATCATTGAAGACAACATCAAATTCTTCACCTGGTAACATTGCCAGAGATTCATGTCCCAAGTCAGGACGATCCTCTACAATGACATTGTGAGGAGGGAGCATGTTATTTACAAAGTGAACTGATTCTCCTGCAGATATTGTAACTTCCGCTGGATCAAACACAAGATTACCGTTTGATCCCATTTGAACATCTACTGCCCATACTGGCGCAGCAAGAAATAATGTAGCTAGAAATGCGAAAATAAACTTCATAAAGTTTACGCAACTACACTATCTATATCTTCCTGATTGAAGTGTAACGAGGATTTGTTTTGACTTCCTGACTTATCATTTCACCAAATTCCGTGACACATTTGCCCCATTTTTCTCTTGCATCTGGAGCACCTAACGCTTTTTTCGCCACAAAGTGTGCCACTCCCCCCACAAAGCAGCACACTCATCCGACTTCTTTTGAAGGTGCGGTTCCCTATACATGGGAAACCTACATCGACTACAATCTATTTAGATTACATCTTATATTTTTCGTCACTTGTGGTAGGGGCAGTTGTAATCTTAAGAGGTGCCTGTTCGATACGAATGATTTGAGCGGGAGCAGATTGAGTTGCCTTTTCAATCAACTTCTCCATGTCTGCTTTAGTGACTGCACCAGGGGCAGCAGCACCATTCATCTTCATAGTACCATCACCAGACTTCTTCGCCGTCTGAACCCCGAACGTAGCTAAAACCCCAGTAAACACGCTGGCTATGAAGGTTGGATCGATCTTCTGCTGCGGTAATCCAGGGATTGTTACATAGTTAAGAGTAAGAATACCACCACTCCAAACTAAGATACCTAATCTAACAAGTGTGCTGAGGACTGCCAATTGTTCATCGGCGTCCTCAACTTTATCTTTTAATCTACCAAGAGGACCTTTCTTCTTAGTTTCTTCCTTCTTTACTTCTTCAGGCATGAGTCACCAGCATGGCGACTTTATTTAGCAATAAAACCTTGTTCAACCAACCATTTTTTAGTAAGGGGTGTAGGTTCGTAAACTTCCCACATTTTTTGTGATCCAGCACATGCTTTCAAACCATCTCTTGTCATGGTGTCAGAGAATGCTGCATACATCGCCTCTGCTTCATATGGAACTGCATGTTCAGGATAAGTTCTCTCAGCACCGTTTGCAATCCAATCAGGCACTACACCATCTTGAAGCACAACAGCAGTGAAAGTATTATCAATTGTGCCAGCCATACAATCTTGAACAGCGTGCCATCCTTCATGTCTAAGAACCTTTACCATCATTGTGGGGTTAGACAGATAACGTTCGTTCAAAAACATGTCATTACCCTTCACATAATAAAGTCCGCGAGTTAGGGTTGCAAAGTATTTTGAATCACCGACATAAACATTAATTCCAATACGACTCATGCTGGTGAGAATATCAGTGATCTCTGCAGCAAAAGGTTCATATTCATCACCAAGACTTTGCCAAGTTTTAACTTGTCTTACATCTTCAGTGCATTCACGAAGCATCATACAACCCATCGAATCAAAAGAGTGCCAACGCTTTACTTTCGATTCATCAGCGAAAGCAGGAGCAGTAAGTGCTGCTGCCATCAACATAGTAATAATTTTTTTCAAGGAAGAATACCTCCGGTAGTTGTAGGTAACGCTGTAGGAAGTTCAGCGTCCAATGCAGTTGGGAGCACATCAATCATTGCCTCTCCCACCCACTTAGTGATATTTGATTTTGCATTCTCAATATAGGTATCCTTATTGAGAAAAACATATGTTCCTCCGCCAATTATAGCAGAGGTTCCTAAAAATGAAAGTAATGCTAATACATTAATTACCTTTTGCATAATAAGCCTTGTAATATTGGACAATACCAGCAGTATGCATGTTACCCTGGGAAACCCAATCTTGAGCACATTCATAGATGGACTGGTTCGAGTATTTAGGAACCACCCCTTCCATTTCTCCTCCAAATTTTGCAAACAAAATCTTTAATGCTTGCTCACGAACTTTCATTTTTTGATCGCTATAACGCCAGTCATCGATGGACATTTTCGGAACCGCCTTGGAAATTTTCAGAACCACCAATAGGATTTAGTTGCAAAGTAGTCTTACCACTTTGTGTTGATATATCATACATCTTTTGATGCATTCCATCATCACCATTCTGTTCTTTTTTTCCTGCATCAACTGCTTGATACGGGGCATAAATTGGATACTGATAATTTCCAGCGAACTCCTCTTTTGGTGGAAGAGGTTCACCATAAGGACTCATAAACCACTCATCAAGAACGTGTTCGACAGGGGCAGGAACTCCTGTGAATGCTTTTTCTTGATCATCGTCAAATGTTTCACAATCAACAGTGTTGTCGTCAATAGCACATTCAATTTTTTCTTCTGTAATTTTCTCAGAGAAAAGTTTGTCGATCAGTTTTTTAAGCATTAAAAAAGGAGCAACGCTGTGCTCCTATGATACTGTAGTATATAGTTTGTGTCAAGAGGGTGACGGTACGTAAACTGGACTCATCAATCCTCCATCAGATCCGTTGTCATCATCATCTACATCTTCAGTCAATAGGGCAGCAAATAAAAACCCTCCTAGCATGGATGCAGCTATGAGTAACAAATCGTTCACCATAAACCTGGGATGATTTGCCCAGTAGTAGCATAACTACCCATCGCAGCGATCACTCCGATCATCGCTGCCCATCCGTTGATCCGTTCTGCTCTTTCGTTCATTGTACTTTGCTCCTTTTAAATAGAAAAGTTGTGGATAAGTATCACGGATTATTTCCGCTAATTTGTAAGAAGTATCTGTCTGAATCACCTTTAGTGTTTTCGTAAATGGAGGAGTCTCCATAAGTTTTGTGATCTGCATATCCAACCATACGTCCCTTTGTATTTTGGATAGCAGGCATGAATACAATAAAGAAGAATACTCCAGGAGCGCCAATTAAAAGGGCACCACCGATAACATAATAAGTTAGGATTTCGAGAATAGAATTTTCCATCAATAAAGAGACTCTTCTTTTTCAGTTTCAACAATACAGTCAGAGGTGGGATATGCAACACAGAGGAGTGCAAATCCCTCTTCAATTTGATCATCATCAAGGAATGATTGATCACTTTGATCTAGAGTGCCGCTTACAATTTTACCGGCGCATGAAGAACAAGCACCAGCGCGACAAGAATAAGGAAGATCGATACCTTGCTCTTCAGCAGCATCAAGAATATACTGATCACTTTCTACAGTGATTGCATTTTCGGTGCCGTCAGGGGAGCGAAGAGTAACGTTAAAGGACATTTCTTTTTAATCGAATGTAATGATTATATAGATTTATTGATACTCAGTCAAGTATCAATACGTTTCCGCGAGTTGTTCAACGGTATATCCTAACAAACAGAAGAATGAAACTGTTGTCAGGGTGAAGATAATTTCAGTCATCAGATGCCGAAGATACCAAAGAAAAATACACTACCGCTAGTAGCATAGCTGATGACAGCAGCAACAAATCCAAGCATAGCAGTGCGTCCATTCAACTTCTCCGCTTTCTCAGCGTAGGTTTCATAACCGTA